AAGAACAGCATCATCAGACTTGCCAATCTATATGAGAGCAACCACTAACCCGGGAGGTCCGGGACATGGTTGGGTTAAAAAAATGTTTATTGACCCTGCTCCTTATGGAAAGACATTCGATGCGACAGATATTGAGACAGGGGAAATACTTAAGTATCCAGCAGGACATAGCAAAGCTGGACAAGGATTATTTAAAAGGAAGTTTATCCCTGCAAGACTATCTGACAATCCGTATCTCTCTAGAGAAGGCGATTACGAAGCAATGTTGTTATCATTGCCAGAGCAACAACGTAGGCAATTACTTGAGGGCGATTGGGATATTAAAGAAGGTGCTGCCTTTACGGAATTTAATCGTGATATCCACGTGGTTGAGCCTTTCCACATCCCTAATAATTGGGTCAAATTTAGGTCTTGTGATTATGGGTATGGTTCTTATAGTGGAGTGTTATGGTTTGCTGTCTCGCCATCTGAACAACTTATTGTCTATAGAGAACTCTATGTTAGCAAAGTCCTTGCCACAGATTTGGCAGATATGATAAATGAATTAGAAGCTGAAGATGGTAATTTAAAGTACGGTGTTTTAGATAGTTCTTTATGGCACAAACGTGGAGATACAGGACCTTCACTAGCAGAACAAATGATTATGAGAGGGTGTAGATTTAGACCTTCGGATAGAAGTAAGGGTAGTCGTGTATCAGGTAAAAATGAGATACATAGACGTTTGCAAGTAGATGAATATACAGAAGAGCCTAGAATAGTGTTCTTTGATACCTGTACTAACATGGTGTCACAATTACCAGCTATACCTTTGGATAAAAAGAATCCTGAAGATGTAGATACTAGGGCAGAAGACCACTTGTACGATGCATTAAGGTATGGTATAATGTCAAGACCACGATTTAGTATATTTGATTACGACCCACATGGCACACCTACTAGGAGTATGCCTGTAGCAGATTCAACGTTTGGATATTAATATGGCTGAAGACGAAATAAATATAGAAGATGATGCGTTATCATTAGAAGATTCAGAAGATTCTAATATAACTGACACTGAAGTAAAAGGCATAGCTGACCACGTTATTGCCCAATTCAAAAAGTCAGAAGACTATAGATACGATGATGAAACTAGATGGGTTCGTGCCTATAGAAATTATAGAGGTATATATGGACCAGACGTTCAATTTACTGAAGCAGAAAAATCTAGAGTATTTATTAAAGTAACAAAGACTAAAACATTAGCTGCTTATGGACAAATAGCTGATGTATTATTTGCAGGAAATAAGTTTCCTATAAGTATAGAACCAACAGAATTACCAGAAGGAGTAGCTAAAGATGTTAATTTCGACCCTAAAGAACCTCCAGAATTACGTGAGCAAAATGCTAATGAAGGTTTGGACAATCCCTATGGCTACATGGGTGATGGCAAAGAACTTCCTAAAGGAGCTACAGCACAAAGTTTGCAAGATAAGCTTGGTCCTTTGGAAGGTAAGCTTAAAGAAATTGATAGCCTTAAAGAAGGTAGTGGGGAAACTCCTACAGCGATAACATATAGTCCTGCAATGATTGCAGCTAAGTCTATGGAAAAACAAATCATGGACCAACTGCAAGAATCTCATGCTAACAAACATCTTAGAAGCACAGCTTTTGAAATGGCACTGTTTGGCACAGGAGTAATGAAAGGACCATTTGCTGTTGACAAAGAATATCCGAACTGGGATGAAGAAGGGGAATACTCTCCGGTATTTAAAACCATTCCTCAAGTTAGTCATGTCTCCGTTTGGAATTTTTATCCTGACCCTGACTGTACTAATGTTGACCAAGCACAGTATGTAATAGAAAGACATAAGATGTCACGTTCAGAGTTACGTGCATTAAAACGCAGACCTTACTTTAGAGATAATGTTATTGAAGAAGTAATAACAGAAGGTGAAAACTATACTAGAAAGTATTGGGAAGATGATTTAATAGATTACAACCAAGATAGTCAAGTAGAACGTTTTGAAGTTCTTGAGTATTGGGGTATGTTAGATACTGAACTATTAAATGAACAAGGTATAGATATACCAAAAGAATTAAAAGAGTATGATGAGTTACAAGCAAACGTATGGGTTTCAGGTGGTAGATTACTTAGAGTTGTATTAAATCCATTTAAACCATCTAAGATACCTTACATGGCAGCTCCTTACGAACTTAATCCATATTCATTCTTTGGTGTAGGTTTAGCTGAAAACATGGATGATACACAAACTCTTATGAATGGTTTTATGAGAATGTCTGTAGACAATGCTGTGTTATCAGGTAACTTACTTATAGAAGTAGATGAAACTAATTTAGTTCCGGGACAAGACTTATCAGTATATCCGGGCAAAGTATTTAGAAGACAGGGTGGTGCTCCGGGTCAAGCTATCTTTGGTACAAAGTTTCCAAATGTTTCACAGGAAAACTTACAACTGTTTGACAAGGCTAGACAACTAGCTGATGAAAGCACAGGCTTACCATCGTTTGCTCATGGGCAAACAGGTGTGTCAGGTGTAGGAAGAACGGCATCTGGTATATCTATGTTAATGAACGCAGCAAGTGGCAGTATCAAAACTGTTATTAAGAATGTAGATGATTATTTACTTAAACCATTAGGTGAAGGATTATTTAGATTCAATATGCAATTTAATTTTAACCCAGAAATAAGAGGTGATTTAGAAGTTCATGCTAGAGGAACTGAAAGCCTAATGGCAAATGAGGTTCGTAGCCAAAGACTAATGCAATTTTTACAAACTGCATCTAATCCTGCCCTTGCTCCGTTTGCTAAGTTTAATTATATTATTAGAGAAATAGCTAAAGCTATGGATTTAGACCCATCTAAGGTTACTAATAATATGGATGAAGCTGCTTTACAAGCAGAGTTACTTAAGAAGTTTCAAGGACCTCCTGCACCTCAAGGACAAAATCAACAGGGTCAACCTCAACAAGGACAACCTCCAGCAGGAGCAAACCCAATGGACCCCACAGGAGCAGGTGGTGGAGTAATAGGAACAGGTCAAGCACCTCAACCAGATGAACAAGGATTTAGTGGCAATGGACAAGCAGATACTCAGCAATCTGAAAACCCTAGTGAACCACCAGCACCACTTCAATAGTTATTTAGATGCTTTAATAGAGCAACATCATAAAGCTATAGAACAAGCAGATGATTCAATTACTATGTATAGAACGCAAGGTGCAATCGCTGCATTACGCAGACTTAAGTATTTAAGAGACGAGGTAAATAAACATAATGGCTAAAAAACCTGTAAGTGACCAAATGGAATTATTTGAAGACGGTGGATTTAGAGACCAAGGTAATACTAAAGACCCTATATCAAATAACCCTGTGCCTGTTGGCTCTACTAAAAAAGAAGTAAGAGATGATATACCTGCTAATCTTAGTGAGGGTGAGTTTGTACTTCCTGCTGATGTAGTTAGGTATCATGGTTTAGAAAAGATTATGGGTTTTAGAGACCAAGCTAAAGAAGGTCTACAGAAAATGGAAGACATGGGTCAGATGGGTAATTCAGACCAAGCAACTATTCCAGATGGTGTACCATTTAAAAAGATGGCAGTTGGTGGGGATGTAAGAATACCTACAATGCCAGTAATGCCTTTACCACCAATAGCTCCACCTGCACCAAAAGCTCCGGGTACAGTAACTACTCCTCCGGGTCAACAGGTTGTTAGAGACTCTACTTATCAAAGACCTGTTCAACGAGCACCTCAAGTTGGAGTACCTAAATCTCCTGCTTATAGAGCACCTGAATATAGAACACCTACACAGTCAGAACAGAAACCTACGTATAGAGATTTAATGGGTTCAAACTTTGGACAGCTACAAGATTCTGTTACTAAAAAATATGTGAATCCAGAAACAGGTGAAGAAAGATATATACCCTTTGTAAATGGCAAACCTATATATCCTATACCTGAAGGCTTTGTTGAAGAAGCAATGGCTGAAGCAAAGAAAGATGACCCTGATATAAACAAAGCATTACAGAGTACAAGTGTTAGACAGCAACAAGATGATTCAGGTGATGATGGTGGTATGCAAGAACCTGATACTGCTGAATATAAAGTAGCAAGTAGTCTTATGCAAGATGATGCTTCTTTAAAAGGTGGTTTTCTTCAAGACTTAACTAAAAGTTTAGGTAAACTTACTAAGCTAGGTCCTGTGGGTATGTTTGTAGAAAGTCTTAAAGGTACTCCTGAAATGCGACCGGGATATGGTTTAGCCGAAGCTTTTGAATCAGATAGAACTGTAGGGGAACAAAAGAATAAAGATTCTATAGCTAGAGGAATGGGTTACACATCTTATGATGATGTAGTTAAACAAATAGGAGTAGAGCCTACTTTTAAATTAGGTACAAAACCGGGTGATGTTAGTAGGCAAACAGGTAAAATGTACAACTATGCAGGACAATCTACAGGAGATGATGGTGCTGTAGCCTATTCATCTACTCAAGACTTTTTTAATGCTATGGCGGCTAGTGCCAAGACAGGTTGGTATGGTGGCACTATGACCGAAGATGAAATAAAAAGTTATACAACTCTGGGTGGAAAAAACTATGACCCTAATTGGAGTAGAACTAAAATAGATGCTTTTAATAAAGAAATGGGCATAACATATGGTAAAGATAAAGATGATAGTAAAACTAAAAAAAGTCCTACTTTAAAATCTTTGCCTACTGATAGAGATAAATTATTTACACCAGATGATATAGTATCAACAACACCACCCCCTACTCCTGCTGTTAATCTTTCTGCTACAGGTGCTGATTATTCCGATGATGGTTCAGATACTAGTGATAGTGGTTCAGGTATAAGTGACTCATCACAAGACTATGATACATCAAGCTATGATGGTAGTAATAATGATGATGAAGGAAGTTATGGAGATACTAGTTCAGATGTAGGTGGATGGACTGCTAAAGGTGGTTTTATCAACAAACGAACTATGACTATGAGTAAGACACCACCTAATAAGAAGAAGCGAGGTGGGTTGGCTTCAAGACGATAACCCACATATAGGCTACTTATCCCCCAACATAATGGCTACGATAACCCCAAGGAGAAACTAAATGGCTGAACAAGCTCAAGAGATGGTGGTAGATGCTACACCAAAGAAAAAAGCATTTATGGACAAACCGTCTACTCATGAAGAAAGAATTAAAAAAGACGAAGAAGAACTTAAACAGTTAATGGAAGAACAAAAAGGTGAAGTTAAAACTACTGAAGAAAAAACAGAAGTAGAAATAGAGCCAACTAGTGCTGAAGAAAAAACGTTTAAGAAACGGTATGGTGATTTAAGAAGGCATACTCAAGAAAAAGAAAAAGAGTTTCAGGCACAGTTAGATGAATTAAAAAATCAACTATCTAAAGCTACAAAGAAAGAAATGAAACTGCCTAAATCTGATGAGGACATTAGTGAATGGGCAAAAGAGTATCCTGATGTAGCAGCTATAGTAGAAACTATTGCAACTAAAAAAGCACAAGAGCAATCAGAAGATATAAATAAAAGAATAAAAGAAATAGACGAAAGGGATGCTAACTCTATTAAAGAGAAAGCAGAAGTAGAATTGTTAAGACTACACCCTGATTTTGCAGATATAAGAGAAAGTGATGATTTCCATGATTGGGCAGATGAACAACCTAAATGGATACAAAATGCGTTGTATGAAAATGATAACGATGCAAAATCCGCAGCAAGAGCCATTGACCTCTATAAGTCAGACAAAGGAATTGGTAAGACAAAAGAGAAGTCAAATGATGCAAGTGCTGCTAAAGCAGTCTCAACGAAAAGCAAAACGTCTGTTTCGGAAACTAACAACTCAGTAACTTTTAAAGAGTCTACTGTTGAAAAAATGAGTGCCGATGAATATGAAGCTAAAGCTGATGTAATCATGGAAGCTATACGTTCCGGTAACTTTATATACGATTTATCTGGTTCTGCTAGATAAACAGTTGACAAATAGTTATTTATACATATAACTAGTATCAACTATAATGTGACCCCTCCACGTGGACAACTCACATACTAAACGACACTTGAAAGCCTACCTGATAATATGAGCCTACACTTGATTAGCTATCAAACGTACAACCTCAAATGTTATTAGCCGATGACGAGTAAATTTTAGCACTTCGGTGCATTTGTTCAATTTTCAAAATGGAGATGAAAATGGCATTTAAAACTGCAGCAGGTTACGGTAATCTGCCCAATGGTAATTTCTCCCCAGTTATTTACTCTAAGCAGGTTCAGTTAGCCTTTAGGAAAAACTCCGTTGTCGAATCTATTACAAACTCTGATTATTTCGGAGAGATTAGCAACATGGGTGATTCCGTTAAAATAATAAAGGAGCCAGAAATCACCGTTAAGGAATACGCTAGGGGTGCAAACGTGCAACCTCAAGACCTTGACGATGAGGACTTTACATTGACTATTGATAAAGCAAACTACTTTGCTTTTAAAATAGACGATATAGAAGAAGCTCATAGTCACGTAAACTTTTCTTCACTAGCAAGTGATAGAGCTGGTTACAGACTTAAAGACAACTTCGACCAAGACGTTCTTGGTTACTTGTCAGGATTTGCACAGTCATCTAATAATGCTGTGGCAAGTTCAGCTAACTCAACAGTTAACGGAAGTAAGGCAGTAGCAACTGCTGGTTCAGACGAATTGTTGACAAGCATGAAGCTAAGAAAAGATAGCTTTGGTAACATCACTACTGCTAGTGCTGGTGACCACTCTATCCCAATAGCTCCAAGACTAGGTGGTGCAACTGCACAAGCAACTGCTACAGCTACTCCTTTACAGGTTATAGCTAGAATGGGCAGATTGTTAGACACTCAGTTTGTAGACAGTG